TCGCCTTCCGCATGTTCGCCTCACTCTCCCCTACCAACCCGCCCTTTAGCGTTCCCAGGTCCAGCCGGATCAGAGGCATACCCAGCGCGCTTGCAGTCGCCTTCGCACATAGACTCTTCCCGGAGCCCGGCAATCCAGCAAGTAGGATACCACGTGGCAACGGCAACCCGGACCCTTCCAAAAAGCCCGGCGCCCTGCTCGCAATGTACTGCTTGAGAGGTTCCAGTCCTCCCACCTCATCCATAGACGTTGCCGGCCAAATTTCCGCAAGCCCACTTTTCTTCACTGCCTGCAATTTCTCTTCTTCCAGCACTGTCCGGTCATACCCCTTACACTCAATCAATGACCTGGCCAGCGCATTTTCCGCCTCTCCCAGCGTGAGACCCTTTGCGCTGGCAATCACTGCCTGATCTATCACTATATCAAGATCATTATCAGCTGCAATTGTCCCCGCCAACGCTACCAACTCTTCAACAGACGGCAATGAGAAATCCACCATCGTGATATCCTTCTCCAACTCCACAGGGACTTTCGCAACCGGCGACAATAATACGATATGCTTATCCATACTTTTACAAAGCGGCAACAATCCGCGAATCGTCCGCACTACCCTCAAATCATCCATATATCGATGCGCATCCTTGATATACAGTACGCTGGACTCCGGCAACGTGCGAAGCGCATTCAGCGCCGCCTCCGGATCTTCAATCACTTGCCTTTTCTCCCCCGTGCAAGTTGACAGACCGCCTATGATATCCCACTGCCAGCAACTATACCCTTCCGCCTGTTTCGATAGCTCTGCAATGACCCTATCTTCCTCAAATGACTCACACCACAACAGAGGATACCCTGCCCTCAAATAATTACGAAAATTCATCTTCCCTTCCTCCCATCTCCAATTCCAATAAATATAAAAACGCCTCTAAATTATACAACACCCCGAGGTAGAGAAACATCTCCCCTTCCTCCTAATGTTTATGATATTGCTTTTGCCCATTCACCACATGAACATGCCCTGGCCTGGTCTTCTGCCTGATCCGCTCCCCGCCTGCTAACCGTGCAATCTCCGACAACAGTTCATCCGCCGAGCAATGATTCGCCCCACTGATCCCAGGCGTCTCAATCTTAATTTGCCCATCCTCTAATATCTCTATCTTTACCCTATCAGCCATCTCAATCACCCCTCTGTGTAGTACCACAAGCTTCTGCAATCCGACACCGGCACCAATATGGATACCGACACCCATGTCGCACTATATATAATGATAGTCTATCCGCTTTCATTTCGTCACCAAATAAGCCGGTTCGCAGTGCTTATGCTTCCTGCTTAACTTACCCGTAACCGTGACCCAGAAAGCCGTATTAGCCAACCACTCGCTGTCACTGATAGCCTCAATCGTCGCCTTACATGGATTATGTTGTGGATAACCGTTTTCTACTGTCAACCTATGAACAAAGGCGCCTTTAACCTCTGCTTGCAGCTTCTTCGATAAATCCGATCCTTTGACTAGTTTCATGATTTCGTCCCTCCTCTCTAATATTTAACCGCCTGATATTGATTCTCATCGACCGCTGTTAACGTCCACCCTTTCCGCCTGGCCACTGCCCGCACCGCCGCCGCGCTGTACGCACGCTTGAGGGCATTGATAGCGGTCTGACTACCCGTGGCCTGCCCTCGTGTCAGATCCACCCGCACACCCTTCCAGGTGGCCACCTGTCCGCTTGCCGATATCGTGGCGCCAATTTCCTGTAACAACGCAAGGGACCCCGGTGCAAAGGCCACTGAAATAGTATTCACCTCATAACACGGCATATCAATTGCCCTCCTCTATCCAATTACATATAATTGCTCGCCGCAACCTGCAACTATCAGTAAATACCCTCTCTTCCCAGCTATAGGGCGCAATCTTTGCCACTATCCGCCGGCGCAATCTCATAGAAACCATTCTCACTAACATTAATGATGTTGCTTGTGTTTTCATCCTATCGCCCTCTTGTTAGTTGTTAGTCTTAGGTTGGAAAAAACTGGTAATTGAGAATTTATCCTCAATCTAAAAGAAATATTCGCTCGCTTGTATTGGGGAAATTCATCTGTGCTGATTACCCATTTGCCACGCCTTGTACACTCATGTTCGGCTGACCTTTCCCGCTCGCTATCTAACCAGTTATTCCCTTGCTTTCTTTTTAATCATATGACGTACCGTATCACAAGTCAATATCGATTGCAACAAATATTTTCACTCGTTCTATTTTATTTGTTCGTTCTCTTTTCTACGTCCCGCAACCACTTCTCATATCTAGATCTATCATCATATGTCAAAGGACTAGCAAGGCAAATGTCAAACGATGACCAGTTCTTACGGCCCTGCTTATCATAATACACCGTAACAAGCTGCTGACTCTTTCCGTTTACATTCTTTCCCAATCTGACGATTTTAAATACAATGTCGCCGATTTTTACGAGCTGGCCCGTTTTTACGCTTCCTGGTTTCATCTTTTTGCCCTCCTGATTTTAAATATTAAACAATATCAATAACATAGCACACTATTAAATTGTCAAAAAACAACTTAACTAGTTGATATCGTTAGTAAATAGGGAAAATCTTTATACCGTTCCCGAAAAGTGCGTGTGCGATACATCTATCTATATACACGATACATGATACATGAAAACAATAATGTACATGATACAAGTATAGTAGTATTATATTAGTATTATATTAAATGCTTAAATAGGGGGAGATAGAGCTATATCGCATGTACACGCACTTTATTAAATGGTATAACGATTTGCCTGTAACTGCTTGAAATCATTGGAGATAATCTTGTTTTTTTCGATTTAATCATCATTTAACTGCTTGAAATCATTGGAGATTGTTTGAACCTTGTCTGATTGAACGGTAGTTAGTAGTTGTGCGCGCAGGCAATTCAAGGCAAGTGACACAAGATTATTTGCGCTCATTCCCAATGCTTTTGATGTGTTGCGAATATACATTACGTCAGCGGGCGGTAATGCGCAACTATACGAGCATTTCCGGTCAATCTTGCGGGGCCTGTCTGGACTTGGTTGCCTCATCTCGTAAGGCTGCATGCTACGGTTCATTAGCTGGGCGAGTAGCCGGTCACTGTCACTCATATCAGGTGTTATTTGTGTCTTTGTCATTGCCTTGTCTCCTGTGTGTTGTGTTAGTAGGTTAGCTGCATGATACACGATATACGATACACGTACTTTATTCAATACCTATTTCTCCCGCCCCAGCAGATAAGTATTCAACTAAATGCTTAAATAGTATTCAACTAAATACTTAAATGCCCACCCACCGCCAGCTCTTGATGCCGATCCGCGTGCTCGCCCGATCCGCCGACCGGGGTAGACCCCCCTTCGCCGTCTGCGCAGTGACTGAGGCGACGCGGATATGTGAACACTGTTTTAGGACCTTGCTAGATTGCTCTAGCTGCTTGTCGTACTTATCGTTGGTTTCCACCGAGTGCGAGCAGGCAGGTGGGTTGAGCGAGCGGAATTTCTAAAAATTTTTCAGAAAATTCTGACGATAAAGAGCTAGACTTGCTTGACATCTTGTGGATAGGGAGGGTATGCTGGGGATATGAAGATACAAACAACGATACGACGGAGAAGGCTTTGAAATGCCAAGCTCTACTATATACCGTATTGCTTATTGTGATTGCGGTCTCGTGCATGACTTTGTATTTGTCAGTGAAGATGGAAAGCCAATCGGAATCGCGGCTAGGCGGAATAATCGTGCGACAGCGCAACGGCGTAGACAGTTGAAGGTGAAGGTATGAACTATTACGAAGCAGCAGAGAGTGGGCGCGGGGACGGTGAGCAGGTTCGAGGGTATCGGGCTCCGACGGATGATCGGGAGAGCGCAATCGCTCAGGTAGCCGCAGATAGCTCGCTCAGTAACGCACAGTTGCAGGCGGCATTGCTGGACGCATGTGGCGCACCTCCGCTTGCGATTGCGGAGAAGCTGGGCAAGGGGTCGCAGTATGTTTATCAGCTTAGGTATACGAATGATGAGTATAAAAGGGTAGTGGGGGAGTTCGGGAGGGTGGTGGCGAATCGCATTGTGGAAGAGGTTGCCGATGTAGATGAGTTGTTCAATAGGCAGATTGGTCCGTCTGCTGCCACGTTGATTGCGGTGAGAGACAGTCCGTTTGCGAAGGACGCGGATAAGATCAAAGCGAGTCTTGCTTTTCTCGATCGCGCAAGCAAAGCACCGAAGGCGACATCGAATAGTGAGGTGCGGGCAACCGTGATTCAGATACCTCTGGCGGCGATGCGCGAAATGAGAAAAGTGCTGACGGAGACGGGCGAGGCAGGCGATCAAGAGCTGCTTGCGTTGATCGAGCCGGTCGAGCAGGCGGTGCAGGTGGGAGAGATGCTTGATGTGCGGGCGGAAGATCAGATGATTCCTGTGCGGAGGATGTGATGGGAGATAGTGTGTGTAAGATTACCAATTTTGAACAACGCCGATTAGAGAAGACAGGGGAGTATTTAACAGGGGAAGCATTTTGCTTGGATTGTGAACACGAGTGGCTTGCAATTGCTCCTGTTGGCACAGTTAGCGGCTTGGAGTGTCCGTCTTGCGGAACAGTGAAAGGTATTTTTCGTTATGGTGTAGTGCCTGAGATCGTGTGGACTTGTAATTGTGGTTGTCAGGTATTCAGCATCAGCGGAATTAGTCATAATATACTCTGTTACCGGTGTGGCGCGGTGCATGACGTTGGATGATTTCACCGTAGACGAAATAGACCGCCTGTTTCCGCTTGGCGCAATTGATGATGAGGCAGAGGAGAGGGTAGCGGCGGAGATGATGGCCGCGTCTGCTGCCCCGGTCCTGCCGATTCAACCAAGCAGCACCCTCCCGAAGGCGTGGCGAATTTTGCTTGACTCGCCTATTGCTGGTGCTGTAGAATATGGACAGACCTCGAAAGAAGCAAAAATCCCATCTCGCCTTCCACCAAGGCGAATCGAGCTGCTTGAGGTAGCTGCCCCCTACCGAGACCGCTCCCCCTCCCCACCCGAAGGCCCTGACGCTGCCTCTCTCCCAGCTGATGGGCCTTCACCTTTTCCGGTTGACGCCGACGCTTTCGCGAATGATCAAGATGACGAGTATGAGTATCGGGAAGTTGCAATTGATCGGAATGGTCAACCGAGGCAGGCTGGCGCCGATTGTGCGGAGGGGGAGTTTATTAAACGCTTTCGCGCAAGGGCAGAGCAATCGCTATTCGTATTCCTGAAGGGGGTGGTTGGTCGCTTTTTCCTCACGCCGCACTTCCATCAAGATGTTTGTCAATTTCTTCAGAAAGTACCATCATTTCGAAAGCTGGTGCTGATGCCGAGGTCACATTGTAAAACGGCCATCGTGAGTGGAGGATTGCCGAGTCATATATTGATTCAACCAGCGGATACGAATATCTATTTTCCTGGTATTGATGGTGCAGAGTGCCGGATATTGTTGGCAGGCGAAAATAGTACGATGGCGGAGAAGAACCTCCGTGTGGTAAAAACAATATTCGAGGAGAATAAGATATTTCGCGCATTCTGGCCTCATCGTTGCTGGATAGATAGCAAGGCGAAGGTGTGGAGTAGTAATCAGATCATCATACCGCGTGAAAATGAGTGGCCAGATCCGACGATTAAGGCAGTCGGGGTGGGTGGGGCGATTACTGGTGCGCGTCCTAATGTCTTAATAGAAGATGACCTCGTATCATTCAAAGCAATGAATTCGTCTGTTGTAATGGAGGAGGCGATTGATTGGCATAAGACGGCAAGGGCCTTGCTTGATACTTATGAGGTGGAAAGTAATCTTGCGTCATTGCAATTTATTATAGGCACAAGATGGCAAGTGCATGATTTGTACAGTCATATTATTGATAATGATAAAACGGTAGATGTGATAGATGAGAAATATCACCGGATCATTAATAATGGGAAGATATTGTGGCCGGAGAAATATACCGCGAAGGATATCGAGCAACTTCGCCTAGAGCACGGATCTATGTTCTATTTGCTCTATCTGAATAGTGCAGCGGACCCGAGTCTGACAGATTTCGATTGTGAAAATGTGCGCTCGTTTGCTATAGTGAATGGGCGGATAGTATTTGCAGGAGAGGGTAGGGATGGGTGGTTGGCGGATCGGGCGGGGCGGTTGGCAAATCGAGAGGATGCGATATTGCAGGGGCAGGCGGTTCCGGTGATAGAGCGGGGGATGCCGCTTTCTTTGATGAGATTGCAGGAGGCGGTGAGAGAGGGGAGGGGCGGATGTCGATTGAGGGCATAAGTCAAAGTCATCGTGTGATGATGGAAGAGCGCAATGAGCTGGATCTTAAGTATCTGGAAATATACGGATTCTGTGATCTCGCCGCCGGGAAGGAAGCCCGCGCAAAGAGGCGTACTGCAAGGCAGGTTATCTCAATTGCCGCACGCGACTGGCTTGATCGTTGGTTCTTCATCTATATCTGGGCAGGCCGGGAGACAGCGACGGATTTCAAGAAACGAATAGTCGATGCGCAGGAGATGTACCGACCGCGGATATTCGGACTGGAAGCAAATGGGATGCAGGTTCTCTACGGCTCACTCGTGCGGGAAGAGGCTCGGCTTCGGTGCGGCTCAAAAGTGAAGATGATTCCCGTTTATCAGCCGACGAACGTGGATAAGGATTTCCGCATCCGATCCGGCCTTGAACCATTGATCGCTCAAGGTCGCCTATTTATCTTGCCGGAGCTGACGGATGCTTGGATCGAACTCCGAGGATTCCCGACTGCGGCAACAAAAGACATAGTAGACGCGATGGAGACTACCATCAGACTTGCACCGAAGAGGGCAATCGTGGTACAAAATAGGGCAGAGCGAGAACAATATGCCGCGTATCTAAGAAGCACACGCATACCGGCGCATTTAATTGAGCAGAAGATGTTTGAATTCGATAGCGGGAGGGGACAATGAATATAGATAGGTTGTCGGCAATGTTGGAGCGTCACGAGGGACGGCGATTAATGCCTTACAGGGATAGTGTCGGTAAACTAACTATCGGAGTAGGCCGGAATATTGAAGACGTTGGATTATCAAATAGTGAGGTAGATTTCTTATTAGCAAATGACATTACTAATAGATATGAGGCGTTAGAGAGACTCACATGGTTCAGGCAACTGAATGAGGCCCGGCAAGAAGCAATAGTCGATATGTCTTTCATGGGACTTACGAGGCTACTTGGCTTTCAAAAGATGATCGCAGCTCTCACGGCTGGTCGCTATGAAGATGCTGCCGCTGAGTTACTGAAGTCAAAATACGCAAAACAAGTAGGCCAACGAGCAATTGATCTTGCTCATATTATTAAAACCGGATCATACTAAGGAGATTAATGATGGTAAATTGGAAAACGACACTTGTTGGACTTGGCGGAGCAGTTTTGATGGTTGTAGCAAACTGGCTTCAAACAGGAGATCTCACGGATTGTAAGACACTTGCTGCCGCTCTCGTCACCGCCGCTGTGGGCTACTTTGCGAAGGATGCCGGGATTTCCGGAACAGCGAAATGATCTCACTGTTATCGGCTCTCGCCACCATCGTTGCTCTTCTGCTTGGCTGGTGGTTGAAGAATCAAGCAACTCGCATTAAGGAGAATCGAAATGATCAGATTCAGCAAGGCCGCACTGATATTGCTACTGGCGATGTCGATGCTGTCAGCGTGCGTGTGGATCAGGCCATCACCGACACCGGTGATATTGGCCGAATCGAGGGTGGAGAAGATCGAAATAGGTCAGACCGCACCTTGGACCGGTTGGTTGCTCTCGGAATCAGCTCTCGTCCGTTTACTGGAACAAGCGGAGTCTTGTCAGGGAAGGAAAAATCCTTGACAGTACAAGCAAAAGATGGCACGATTTGATTTATTGATCAGGTAATTAATTTAATCAATTCAGCGAGGACATTAAGATGAGCCAAAATACGAGCAAAGTCGGCTACAAAGAGGTGAACAATTTCAAACAAGGAAAGAGTGGTTCGAAAGTGCCGACGATGCCTGGGCCTGCCGCAGGAAATAAGGGCAAACAGAATCCGACGCAGAAGGGCGGAATTTACCGTCCGACTAAAGGTAAATAAGCGGCAAAGGTTATGAAATTGCAGCGAAAATAGAAGGGACTCATAGCACTTGCTGGGGTCCCTTTTTTCTTTCTCACGGAGGGCAATGGCAATGGATAAATGCAGTAAGAGTACGATGGAGAAGACGAAGAAAGGTCAGGCGGATACCGGGCCAGTGCGAAATCCATCCACGGCTAAACGCACAGCGAAAATTGGCGGTGGAAAGTCAAAATCTGGTGGGATTTTCGGCAGATGGCAGAAGAACCGAAAGGCTTGATCTGCGGCGGACGGAAAGGTTGCTGCGCAGATCTTCGACAATTGCAGGAACTTTTCCGTAATCGAGTTGAAATATTGGTATGCCTTGCTGGAAGGTATCAGTATGTCGTTGAGGATAAAAAACGTGAAATCTACCTCACTGCGATTGACTTGCTTAAAAGTGAGATTGAATCCGATTTAGGTCAACTTGAAAGGATCTGCAAAATTCGTAGAAACGGTTAAAAGATAAGGGAGCGGGAAGATGGCAAATACAATAGCATATGGGGAAAATAGTATAGATATTACATTTGATGGCTCAACTGCCTGGAATCCGGCAATCGTCATGCGTGTGAAGTCATTTGAATTTATCCCTGGCGGAGATGCGAAGACTATCACTGTCCGGGGAAAAGGTAGTGCAACTGGCCCGATTGAATTCTATGCGCTTTCTGACGCCTCGGTTGGCGTGAGCGATCAGCGGAAATTATATGAGAATGGTTATATCGGAACTGGGCGGAATATCACCCCTTATATTGTCGGAAATGAGGCAAGTGCTTCATCTCGCTTGATTATCAAACTTGCGTAAGCGGAGTAAATCGTGAAGATATTTAAAAAATTAGCAATCCTCATCGCCCTATTCGCCACGATTCGCTTCGGTTATAGCGCAACGCAAACAATAAATACTCTTCCATCAGCGAATGCCACTTTCATTGCAACAATTCAAACATTTCTCAGCAATGAATTAGCAAATTACGCTCATTTACGTTTCAATGATGAGATTAGTTCCGGTGGAATCGGTACAACATCAGCCAATTTAACGCACACGATAACAGAGGTCGTCGGATTCCCAAACGGTTTCTACACAAATCAAGAAGCAACATCTCACACATATACAGCCTCAAAGAGAACATTTGTCTACTTGCGTGATAGTGATGCCCGGACAATTATAATCTCCGGTGCAGCTATCACGTATGATTCCTATCTCGTATTCGCTGAAATGCTCTCCGCTTCGGATCGTCCAGCGAATCCGACCGGTACGCTCTCATTAATGACCGTCGATACCGATGGAACAAGCATCACAACTGTAACGGATATTCGAGATTTTAATGCAAATATAACCGTAGTTGACACTATTGCGGACTTACGTAATTTACCTGTAGTGGACGGTAAAAGCGTACAGGTTCTTGATTATTCGACTCTGGGTGATGGTGGTGGTGGACCTGTGCGAGTTGGCGTTACAGGAGCTGCCCCCGGCACCTATGTGGACAACGGC